CGTTATAGTAAAGCCACCATCTTTATGACTACGCGAATCTACAGCACCCCACTTAGTTTTAACATTGACTCGTATTGGATACGCAAATGAGGGATATCCTGCGGCACTATTGGTATGGTTGTCAGTATCAATAAAAGCAATAAACTCTTCAATAATTAATAATTTATTAGTACCACCATTGTAGAACGTATAGCCACCGCCAGTAATTTTGCTATCTAAGTCTTTTGCTTGAATACGCATTGTGACAATCTTACTTGTACTTCCACCCTCTACTGTGGCTACAGATACACCGTTTGATTTTAGTCCATCAGAATCAATAGTAGCTCGTTCTGTTCCTCCTGTTGAAAATCCTATTACATCTGAAGATTTTCTAAACATTCCTGTGTTCGTGTCGCTGTTAAATGTAAACGATGGCCCTGCGGCTGATCCATCGCTTGCTAAATGAACACGATTTGAATTAATTACAGTATTACCGCTAATTTCCAAACCACCATGCCTAATATCAAGGCCTCTTGAAGTCTCAAAACTAGCAACTCTTAAAGTTCCTATATCACTAGCCGCATCCGTTCCGCTATCCCATAAGAAAAAGTCAATAGCATTTCCTGTACCTGCACCTGCATTATGGCGAGTTCTTATGGATTGTTGATAATTTTGGGTATTTGAATAACCAAATCTGATTTGAGGATTAGTAAATGTATTAGAAGTATTTCCTTTTAAGACTGCAAAGTTGCCGTTTAAAGCTATAGCTCCTCCAGAGTCTAATCTAAATCTTTCAGTACCTCCATTAGCAAAACCTAATACGTCAGAGGATACTCTAAACATTCCTGTGTTTGTATCATTGTTGAAAGCATAAGCGGGAGCAGTATGAGTTTGATTACCGCCAGACCATACTTGCTGACTTACTGCTAAACTGCCTGTTAAACTACCACCATATGAATGGGTTCTAAATCTTTCTGTACCATCGTGATATAAAAATACTGAACTACCGTTTAATGCTCTAATTAAATGTTCATTATTAGCGGCATTGTTTACCATAAAGTCATCTGTGCGTGACCTTATTACTGACGAACTAATTATTAAATCACCAGTACCATATTCCTCTATGTAGCTGTTTGATCCATCATGGTATATCTGAAGATCGCCAGAACCATTTCCCCATCTTACGTGCTTAGAATCACCTAACTCAATGTGTCCAAAGAAAAGAGTTTTAGTAGACGAAATAAGCTGTGCAAACGTGGGCGTTGATCCGGCAGATATACCAAGGCCACCGATCATTTCTTGTAGCCTTCCAAACGTAGTGCCGCCTTCCTTGAGGTCTATATTTCCACCACCTGCATCAAGGGTAATGTTTCCTGCTACGTCTAAAGCAAGATCACCAGAGCTTACATCTATCTCTTGACTATCAATAGTCATATTGCCGCGATGAATTGTAGACCCTGCTGATATCGTTGAGCTTGTATTTATAGCGGCTACTGACGTTAAGTTTTTACTATTGAAATTAATATCGGAACTACCAGAGCTAATGGATAAAGCATTACCTCCATCATTTGTAATGCCACCTCTTGCTCTTAAAGAGTGCTGTATGTAGGCTCCTGCGGAAGCAGTTACATACAAATAAGATTTATCAATTAAAACAACACCATCATCTCTTACTCTGAAGATATTAGTAGCGTTGTTGTCCTTTATATTGAAAGGAAGAGTTGAGCCAGTAGTACCCGGGCCAACAATAACTACTTGACCTGTAACATCAGCATTACCATTTATATCTAGCGTTGCACCTTGAATTTCACCAGTAAATACAGTGTTTCCGCTTGTATCAACATAAAAAGGATTGCTCCATGCGCTTCCATTGTAATAATGTAAACCCCATTTATTTCTGTCTACACCCGGATTTGCACCGCCACCCGAAACACCATAAGCCCAAGCATTTGAACTACTATTTGATGGGTGTTGTATGTAACCTGTAGTAGAGCCAAAAATAACGTGCTCAAATGGTGTGATTCTATGGTTGCTTGCAATTACAGTAGCACCATTTATCTGAAAACCACCGCTTGTAGTATTAATGTTCCCACCAGAAGTAATGCTATTAATGCTTGTTAACGACCTGTCTGCACCTATTACTGTCGTACCACTGATTTGATATTTAAGTGCATCTATTTGTCCGTCTGTTTCAATGTCAAATCCACGACCAGATACATTATCTTCTGCACTAAGTCTTTTACCGTACTCACAAGTATGTTCTAATGTTTTAGTTGTGAAACCTTGGTCAGTAGAAGTAAATGTAATTACTTCATTATTCAGAGGAAATACTTCTATTTGAACAGTAGCGGTGTTTGCAGAATTTGTTTTTAAATAAACAGAAAAATCTTCATTACCATTACTTACAACTTTTACCGTAAGTACCGTATAAAAACCACTATTGCTTTCTATAAAAATATCTTTAAAGTGATTACAAGAAACAAAAATTTCTGAGTTAATGACAACGCTTCCTGTTGTTCCATGAACAGTAAATCTAATTGAACTAGCTAAATTATCTCCATCAACTCTAAATGCATGAACATAACCAGAGTTATTAACAGAAGCAGTACCGCGTCTTCTAGGAGCTATTGAAGACGATGATGCAACAGAAGCATTTTGTATTTCTCTGCCAGAAGTAACAAATGTTGATCCTGCTACTTTTAAGTCACCGCCACTAGTAAACTCAAAATTATCAGCGTTTCCACCATTTGTTCTTACTTTTACACCACGACCAGTAGCAGATGCTAAAAATAAACCATCTCCTGTACCATAATGACCAAACACTCTATTTGATCCGTTGGTATGTCCACCAAAACCAAGCGATCCGTAATTCCCATAATTACCGTCTTGGCCTATTCGTGTAGTTCCACTTGAGTGTCTTGCAATAAAATTACCAGACGTATCTAAAGTAGCTTTTAATGTTCCATTGCCAGAACCACTCGCAAACTGTAAATTACCTGAGGCATTTGTCTGATTGTCGGGTGACTCATAAATCTGCCATTCATTACCACCGTCCCACTTAATACCTTCACTAGGGCCAGGATCATTAAAACGTAAGTTATTTACACCATATATTGTATAGTTTTGTACGTTAATGTTTTGACTATTTAACTGGCCAGTGAGCGTACCTCCAGATAGAGGTAATAATCCACTTAAAGATTGATGGCTTGTTAAATAACCCGCATCGTTAGTGAACATGGACACATTACCAGAGACATTCTGTAAGACTCTGGCATTAGTAAGAATAGCCACACCACCTGCTTTTATGTACTCACTGCTACTTGCGTTTGAATCACCATTAGATGCTATGTGTAAATGTCCAAGAGAACTTACATTAAATACTGTACTACTGTTAGTATTTCTAAATTGATGTGTTGTTGCTTTATAAAAAGTACGAGCACCACTTTCAAAATAAAACCGACTATTGTTATCAGTGGAGTACATCCAATCACTATGTTCAAACCTTGCTCCACCTGTACCATGCTCAAGCGTTAAATTTCTTGCTCCTCTACTAGAAGTAATAACTTGTGTACCGTTTACACGATAACCATTTACTACACTTAAACCATATCCTGAGTTGCCGCTTAATAAAGTTCCGTTGCTATCAAAAATTCTGAATGAACCATTTACTGTGTCAAGTGTATGACCTGTGTTCGAATTGCTTCCATTTAAAGTAATTTCTCCACCTTCACCTGTGCTATTTTGAACGTCCATATAAAGAGGAGATTTTATAGTTGATCCTGCTGTGCTTACTGTTAAAGTTCCAGATATTTCAGCATTTCCATAAAATTCTGCATTTGCATTAGTAAAAGCAAGTGCTTCTGTGGTAGAAGAAGTTCCAATAACAAAAGTACTATTTGTTCCCCAAATATCTGGTGTTGTTGTTGTTGAACCACTTCTAGAAAACTGGCCTGCATAAAAAGTATTTGCAACACTTGCACTTTGTATAAATTTAGTTGCTGTAAGAGTTCCTGCAAAAACACCATTACCATCAGAACTTATAGTTAGTGGTGTTGTGCTATCCGCTGTATTTGTAAACGTAAATCCATAACCTGTTCCACCAGTAGAAGCTGTCCACTGTGCAAAAGTTCTAAATTGAGCACCATTAGCAACGTAAACATTATTATCAGAAAAAAGTCCTGCGGGTGTTACATAGGCTTTTCTTTGCCCGTCTACTGTAAATCCTAAGTGATTAGTGCTTGCGGCAGTAAACCTATATATTCCTGTGTCAGTATCATTTGAAAATCTTATAGCAGGAGCACTTGCGGAACCGTCTGTAATTGATATAGCTCCGGCTACTGATAAAGCCGCATTGCTTCCAGTAATACTAAGAGCATCGTCTATTACTACTGATCCATTAAAGTATGAATTTTGATTATTGTAAAAGTGATAAGAAGGGTGAACCCCAGAATTACCTACAGCTACTTTACCTGTAAAAGCGGCATTAGTTCCTAAAAGAGTTCCAGTAAGTGTACCTCCAGATAAAGGTAGGAAAGAACCAGAAGTAGAAAACTCAACTATATTATTGCTAGAGTTTTTGTAGTATATCTTACCGTCAGCATAGTTAATCGCTAACTCGCCATGTTCTAAAGAAGAAGGGGTTGCCGAAGCAGACCCCGATCTTTTAATCTTTATTGTTTGAGCCATAAATAGCTACCTTAATTAAAATGTACCGCCATCAACTGCGCCAGTATATTCTGACCCCCAATTAGCCGCTGTTAACATAGCTGATTGAGAACCATCTCCTTGATCTATTTCAAATTTTCCAGAGCTTGAGACTGTATTATACTCATAAACAATCTTAGCATTTGCACCGGCAACAGTTATTCCAGAATTGCTTGACGTTGCGGCTGTTTGGCCTACACCAACAGTTATAGTTTTATCAGTGACATCTAAGTCAGTAACATTTTGTGAATTAACATCTCCAGTAATATTTAAATTACCGGTTAAAGTAAGGTTTCCAGAAATATCCGCATTGCCATTTATGTCTAATGAGGTAGCCGTAACACCACCGTCTTTAAGAGTTACACTATCAATTTCAACGCCATGTCCAGAAGTATATTCTTCAATATCGTTTACTTTTAAAGGTCTAGCAATAACTTCTACAGCGGCATTTTTAACTTTTAATGCGTCATCTGAACCTGCCGCAAAGAATATTGTTTCAGCACTACTATTAGATGAAAATAGTTTATTATCTGATTGATCAATAACTTCTAAGTCTTGACAAATTAATTTTAAGTTTCCAGTACCCGCATCTTCTATTACCGAATGATCACCATCGTGATAAATTTGTAAATCACTACCTGCTCCAAAAACTAAACGATCATCTGAAGTTCCACTACTATCGCCAAATACAATATTGTTTCCACCGGTTGTATTACCTACACCTAGAGTAGTAGATAAGCTTCCTCCACTCCAAGGTACGTTGACAACCATTTTGTTATTTTGAGTTAACTGAACACCATAATATCTTCCGGCTGTAGTTGATACAGAGTTAACACCAGATTCAGTTACATCAGTATCATTAAATAATTTAACACCGCCTAAAGTAGTTGTGGAAGCAGTATCAAGTGAAAAATTATTTGCATTAGCGGCAATGCCGTTAAGTTTAGTATGGTCAGCATCGGTAAATACATTTGAATCACTTGCTGATTCTACTAGAGTTCTTATTTCACTAGCTGTTTGGTCTGCTGTAGCACCACTTTCGATGCCATCTAGTTTGTCAACAAATGCTTTACCACCAATAGTTACTACTGTGTTGTTGGACGGTTGTCCTATAAAAAGCTTATCACTACTATCGGAATACGCTAGTTCCCCTGCGGACAAACTAGTCGGTGTATTAGTTGATGAGCTTCTTTTAATTTGAATTGTTTGTGCCATGTTTGTGTCCTATTAAAAACCTCCACCAGTTATTACACTAGCAGAGTTTAAAGTTGCTATCCAAGTAGAGCCTGTATATATTTTAAGTTCATTATCTGTACTATTAAAATATAAAGCTCCGACTAATAAAGTATTTCCATCATTGTCCAAAGAGGGGTCTGAGGCTTTTGAGCCTAGGTATCTATCATCAAAGTTATCAAAAGCAGTTTCAACAGAGCTTATTGCTCCTGTAGCTAAAGCCGCTTGTGCTGTAGCTATATTAGCTTGTTGAGTAACTTCATCAAGGAGACCAAAAGCTGTGGATACACCTGACCCACCTGTTCCTCTAAATAATGCCATGATAACTCCTAGTAAATGAGGGGAATCAAAAGACTCCCCTCGTTTTTACTTATCCGTTAACAGCTAATACTATGCCTGACTCTGGTCGAAGTACCTTGACTCCGTAAAGAGTATCAGCAGTATACAAGGTTCCAAGGAACTCTTGCTTGTACTGAGTCTGTGAACGTACGCCTTGTTGCTCTGCCATAACCATAGCGTCTGTATGGAGAAGTAGAGCTTCTTTGACATCTTTTGTACCTGCGCTATTTTGAGCCGCAGTTTCAATTACTGGACAGTTAGATGAAACAAAGATATCGATACCATAAAGGTTACCGATAAGACCGTTTCTTACGCCTCTTCCGTCTACGAAGTCAGAAGACATATATCGGTCAATACCCATGATTTCATTTCTTACTGATGGTGGTATAACTAAAGAACGTCCGTCCATTGGGACATCTGCATCATCTAGTTGTTGAATAGCCGCTCTAAAACCGGCATCATTGAAAACGTCATTATCAGTTACAGCGTCAGCGGCATATGTTTCAATACCGTTTGTGCCATTAAAGTTAAATACGTTTGAGTGTGTGAAGTCTGTTCCATCTCCATCACCTAGCGACTTACCAAGTTCAAACAAGTCTAAGTCTACTTGTCTAGCAAGAGCGTAACCTGCATCACTTGTGTAGAACTGACGTAATGAAGCTAAAGCTTGAACTTCAACAATATCTTCAATTAAACGTGAGTACTCAAAGTGCTTGTTAACAGTCACTAACACTTCATCTTCAGTTGCGTTTTGAATTGTTACTGCTGTGTTTTCAGCTTTAAGAGAAGCAGAACCTCTTGTTGGTTTTGGTATGTGTAAAGTGTCTCCTTTCTTACCAGTCATAGCCATTTTCTTGACTAAGTTAGCAAGTACTAGAGACTTTTCATAACCGGCAATAACCTCGTCACTCCAAATCTCTGGAATAAACGTGCCTACGTCCGATACTCCTATCGCCCCGCCCATAGCGGGATATGTTGATGTAGCCATAATACTAAGTCCTTAATTAGTTTCGGACTCTCCTTTCTTGATAGGCTTGCATTATCTCATCTGACAATGCTAAATATCTTTCTGGATCGTCCTTCATTAGTTTAATAATGTCAGAACGTCTATAGATTTTTTTAGATGATTTTTCACCACTACCTCTAGCATTACCAGTAGATGCCGCTTTAATTGCATCTTTGCGTTGTTGCTTTTCATTATCCGCAGTCTGGTTTACTTTTTCTTGACGATCTTTCCAATTTGAAAATAACTCGTCAGCGGCTTCATAATCATATTCTCTATCAGCCTGTGCAAACAGTTGAGTTCGTATCTTACTACCTTTAATCCAATCAACAAACTTTGCATCGCTCAGAATATCTTTCATATCAGGATGTCTTTTTTGTAACTCATTCATCGCTGTTTGTTGTTGATAATCTACAGAAGCTTGCTCTGCTTGTTTTATCTTTGGATGGTTGTTGATTGCTCTTTCAACCGCTTTTTCAGGATCAGAGAAAAAATCTATTTGTTCTTCCTCATCCTTTTGTTTCGGTGCATTAGTTGTCGAGAGTTGAGTCTGGATATAATCATCAACGACTTTTCTTAGCTCACCTACTTCAGAACTTTGTCTACCTAAAAGTTTTTCAGCTTCTTGGTGCATACGCACTATTTCCGCTGTACTTTTACCTTTGTACTTATCTGGAAGTTCTTCCTCAGTACTTTCTTTTGCTTCTGGTTCGGGTGTTGATTCCTCGATTGGTTCTAAAGGTTTGTCAACACTAGTTTCATTTATATCGCTAATTACTTCAGTTTCGTTTTTATCGTCTTTATCCTGACGCTCATCTATAAAAGTTGCCATTATTAAACCCCGTTGGTAATCCAATTATGGAGGTGTATTATGTAAGGATTCTTATGAATTTGCCTTACGTTCTTTTTTTATCTTCTGTTCACGATGTCTAGCCCATTTCATGGTAGCACCTACAAAATCACCTGATATGGGATCAAGGACACTACGAACAGGAGATATAACTTTACTAGCTATTTCTGAACAAACTGGACACTCTATTTCTCTAGTTGTATTATTTATAAACTTTTCAGTAGTGTGTCCATTACTGCATTTAAAATCAATGAAGATTCTCATTAGTTTACACTTTTAGAAACTTCAGTATCCTCTTCTTCAAATGCTTCTAATTCTTCTTGTTCAGCTTGTTCTTTAGCTGTTTTTAACCCTTCCTCTAAATTTAACAAACTTGCTATTATTGAAAGTTGACCTTTACGAAAATGAAGGTCTTTCAAATCTTTACAAGCATCTAAATTATTTATTTGGAAGCCGTTGTTTTTCAAGTCTTCTAAAAGATTCTTCCAACCCTCTGTTCTAAACATCTCTTCAAATGATCGGTTTATCTTTTCTAAGTTTGCTTGTTCTTCTGTTGTTGCCATACTGTTTCTCCAAAGGACAGTTAATTAATAAAATATACTATACTTAGTATACTCTTTATTATATCACATTTTAAACAAAAAGTCAAGCGTTACTTTTTTCTAGGCTTTCTCTTTGGCTTAGTAACTGCTTTCTTTTTCTTTTTGGGTTTACCATATCCGTACATCATTTCTTTTTTACTCCCTTTCTTTTGTGTTGGTAAGAAATTTTTTTGCTTGAAGTTTTTGCTCTTTTAAATTTCGTTTTTTCAGCAGAAGACATTTCACCAGTAGTCTTTGGTGTTTTACTTGAGACTCGCTTAGACGGTCTACAAGCCGGGTACGGCCTTCCTTTTTCATTCTTTCCTCTACCACATTTTTTGCCAGTCTTAATATCTCGCCAGTCTTCTTTGAACCAACGAGTTAAACCGCCACTAGCTCTACTTTTTCTTTTTGGTGCTGACTTTTTTGTATGTGCCGCCACGTTTCTTGTACTCCCTTACTAACCAAGCATTGGCATATGCTGACGGATATACCGAAAACTTACGCTTTGCTTCTGACTTTACTCTTGAATATAGAGATTTATTTACAGGAACATTTTTACTAGCCATTATCTTTTTCTCATTGCTTTTGCTTTAGCAGTTTTAGTTAAGTCCTTCATGTGAAACAAAGGCTTACTGTTTTTTGTATGCCTAGCTCCACTATGAATAGAACCATTAGGCATTTTATGAGTTCCTCCCATATATGGAGTACCGTCTCGAAAATAGTGTTTTACACCTTTAGCCATAATTACCTCATTAATATATTATACATAATTAAAAAACAACAAGTTATGTTTATTAACACTATAACTGTTCTTATTATGGAAACTAGTTCTACCTCTGATTCAGTATCACCAATAGGTTGACCTAGGCTTAACGCCCATATTTTCCATAACTTTCTCATCTCTTACCACTTTGTACGATTCGCCCAATATGCCGCAGACATTTTACCTTTGGCTATATTTCTAGCGTGTCTTGCTTTAAAAGATTTTCTTTTAGCTTTCATACGAGCAGATTCACCCGCTTTTGGTTTTCCCGCGGTCTTGGCTCCTTGCTGACCAAATCTAATCGTCTTGACTTTATCACCTTCCTTTGCCACGACAACATGGCTCTTTGTAGGGTGATTGGGGGTACGCTTCGGTTTATTGTATCCACTAACTCCGGCCCTCTCTAATCTTGGATCTTTTTTCTTACTCATTGTTAATCACCAAAAAAATATATGTAAACAAATAGACCGCCCCAAAAAAGAAACAATAGTATTACGTGCCACCATTTGGCTCCTTCTCCGTTGTAGTCTTCCAACCAACTCATCGTAAAAAATCAAAAGCTTGAGTCATTTCTCGTTGAGTAACACATCCGCAATTTACATTTTTTCTATTAGGTCCTTGACAAAATTTAACCATGTTTCTAGGACATTGTACTTCGTGAAGATCAAACAAAGGTTTTCCTTCAAAAGTTATTGGTTTATAATCTTTTTCTACTGTAGCACATCCAAATGCTAAAGTCAATAGCGGAAGTAAATACCAGAGTTTCATTAGTTTGCTCTCTCCTTAACAGCTACTTGTCTTTCTTTTAAAAGAGCATCAGCAATTTTTACTCTTCTTTCAAACTCTTTATCTTCTGCTGTACCTTCTTTTAAATTAGAAGTAACAGCTTTTAGTTTATCTATCTCTAACTCTTCTGGAATCGTTTGTGCTTCTGTAGCTAACTTAGCCGCTCTTGCTTGTGACTCTAGTGCTTGTCCATTAAGAGCCGCTGTTTGTGAAGCTTGGAAAGCTAACTGAGATTGTTGTACCGCCATAGCCGCTTCTTGTGCTTCTGGGTTTGGTTGATTAGCTTGCTCAAGAGCCGCCATTAGTTCTTCACGATTAGATAAATTCATGTTATCTATAATTGACATAATCAACTGAGAATACATTGGAGTTTCAGGAGACATTGTTTGTAACAACTGTACAAGCTGTGATACTTCATATTCTCTAGCAATAATACCCAAAGAGCTTGAAGTATGAAACTTGTAATCAGCAACAGGATATTCTTCTGGAGCAAACTGCATATATCTATGTGCGGCTTTTGTTACAAATGGAATCAAAAAAGATTCTTGGAAGTTTATCAAAGTTCTTTTGTGTCTCTTAATTATTGCACCAAGAGACATAGAAATACCTGCGGCAGTAGCATCACCATTGATTGATCCGGGAATACCGGCTGAGTCAATAGCACCTGTAGCTGTTTGTACCATTTTTTGTAATGCGTCTGCTTGTGCAAAAGTTAACTGACTGACATTACCAAAGTTAAATGGCTTTAGAACTTCAGTAGGTGACCCGTTGGTCAACAATACTTTACCCGCTCTAACTTCAGGTCTAGTTCCTCTAGGTAATCTAGTAGCATCTATAGCTAACATTGGATGTATTGTCAATGCTAGTGCGTCTATTCTAGCTCGTATTTCAGCATCCAAAGCTTTTTGTGAGTTATATCCTTTTTCACAAATACCTCTACCCCAGAATCTACTAGGAACTACATCCCAAGGAAATGCAACAATAGGTCTATCTTCCATCATGTAAGGATTAGCTTCTGCTTTTAGAAGCGTACCTTCATTTGCAATAACTACAATAGCTTCAACATATTTACTATCTTTTTCTTCTGTATTATCCATAGAAAGATTAGTAATATCTTCAGCATTTTCTTCTGCTTGAGCTTGTTCTAATAAGTACTTAGGCACTAAACCATAGTATTTTAGCAATCTTACTTTATTGCCTCCATAGTCTACAGCTTCTTTATCAGGTTCTATTTCAAAATCTGGAGGGCTTATACCAATATCTTCATCTCGATATACACCTTTTTCCTGTAACATTTCAACTGAATGTAAAGAAACATATTCATCTACAGCAACACCTATTGATTCTTCTACTGATGTAGCAACAGGATCAATTAAGAAGTTTTGTGGCATAACAGGTCGTAACTTAACACAAATTTTATCTTCAACATTTACACCAACTGCTGTTAAGTCTCCACCCATAACAGGCTGAGTAGCGGGAGCCATGTTTTTTTCTTCTTCAAGAACAATTTCTGCAATACCTGTGCCAAAGACTGCTGAATTGATTAAACATTCTGCAATGCCTTTTCTAATTTTATTCTTTTTAAAATCTTTAAGAAGAGTTTCTCTGAGATATGCTATGTCTCTTTTTTCATTATCTAAAACATCGTCTTCGATATCAAACCATTTTCCTCTACCAAAGGTTGCTTCTTCTAATTCAGCTACAGCAGACTCAACTGCTTGTTGAAGTGCGGGACTTACAATACGAGATCGCTCTGAGTTTCTTGTTCTGTCCTCTCCAGACCATTGACCTCTCCACAATCTGTAATATTCGTCAAATTTTCTGGAATAATTTGTATCAAAGTGATTTCTCCATTCTAAACATTTATTAAGAACCCAACCTTCTAGGCTTTCTTCCATAATAAAGTTTTCGTTGTCATCGTAAGCCATGTTAATATCCTGTGTATGCGTCTAAAAGTTCATATTCTTCTTCTTCAAAATCAGAAGTATACGCTATATTTGCTAATTGATCAACATATGCCAAAGAATCAATTAGATCATCATGGACTAAAGGGTTAGGAAACTGAAATAACTCATCTAAAAATTGTGTATTCCACTCACCTTTATTTAAAAGTATAGCTCCATGTTCAAAACGACCTTGTAAAGCCCAAACAATACGGTCAGTTTTCTTTTTGTTACCATGTGTAAGTTCTTCTATACGAAAAAATCTTTGGTGTTTCTTCATTAAGTCACTTAAATATGGCAATACTGCGTTTTTTAATGCTCCTTTTTCTATACCTATGGCAACAGGGCGGTACTCATCTACAGCGTCAAAGATTTTCCTTGCTGTCTTTTCCACACCCCATCTACCATGAATAATATCTGCAACCCACCATCCGTTTTCATTTGCTTTGACAACGGATATTGCGGTTTGATCCAGACGTTTTGTTTTGGTTGTAGCTTTATTAACGTCTGCAAAACCCGCAAGGTCTACTGCAATATAATATTCACCGGTATCAGGTTCCTCTTCGGAAAAATTTACGTACTTTTCCTTAAATAGTTCTGAGTCCTGAGCTTCAAATGAAGCCATAAATTCTTGTCTAAAGGAAAATGCTGACATTGATTGCTTTGCCGCATTGATTTCCTTTTCATCCAATAATGGATTATCATAGCTTGTAAAGTGATATCCTTTAAATGATTCATCTTCAGACATACAAGCATATGTATATAAATCATAAAAGTGATTTCTACCCATTGGTGTTCCAATAAATAAAGCATCACCCTTTTGGTCCGCAAGTGCCGGACGTAATATCTGTTCCCATACCTCCGGTTTCATGTCGGCATACTCATCCATGACAAGAAACCTAAGACTAACCCCTCTCATTGTTTCGGGTCTGTCTGCTCCTTTGAGAGCTATGGTTGCACCATTTACTAATTTTATTTGTAAGTTATTTACATGGCTTGATGCAATAACGGAATGACCTAACTCCATCAAGACTTGCCACATAATATCTCTAGCCTGACCTTGGGTTGGTGCTACGTAGAACACATGACCCCTGTCTGCTTGGAGTCCTCTAATGATTAACATCCAAGCGGCTAACCTACTTTTGCCCGTTCGTCTACCTGCGGCAATAACTTTAAATCTTGTGGTATCGTTAAAGACTTCCTGTTGCCAAGGAAGTAACGATACGTTTAACTCAGTCAACTATACGTCCACATCACCGGAGCTACAGTATCAGAATCGCCATTACGAGTATCGACATGGACAAAGCTACGAGCAACTCCAATTCCTGAAAAACCCAATTCGATAGCCTTCTGGACCAATCGATACCTTTGTGTGCCATCCACGACTTTAATGTCCGCGGCATGTCCTTGTGAGTGTTGTCCTGCAATTTTTTTCTTAGCCTCTATTGGATGTGATGGTGAACGATAACCACTAGTTATAATAAATGGAAACCCGCAAGCTTCTCTTAGCTCATCGAGCTTCTCAATGAATTCATCTTTTATTTTATTTGTGCCGGTGTATTGACACACAAACTCTTCTCTTGTAAAATACTTAGCCATCTATTACATCTCCTTCTATCGGGTCAGGTTGGATGACAGTCTCTCCTACACCTGTAATGTTTATCTGTATGGCTGACCTACCTGCTCCTTTTACTACGTCTTTTTCAAAGACAGCAGTTGGTAATATTCTGTCCATAACAAGCTTCCATGCCGCCGCTTGATTCTTATGGTCATCATTTAGAGCCGCATCGAATATCGACTCTAATACTTTTCTCGACTTTGGGGAAGACAACATCCTCCCCTTGTATTCATTAATTATTGCGGCATCACCTTTGGGCCTACCGCGAGACAAACCAGTCTTACCTCTTTCTCTGGAGATCATCTCTGTCTTCTTAGGACGACCTCTCTTTACTTTAGTATTCATAAGTATCTCTTAGTTCTCTTTAGTATGTTATTTAATAATAAACTTAATAAACAAACTAAAGGCATTTAGTATTACTTTAGTGTCTCTAAACAATACTATATATTATAGCATACTTTTAGTCATTTGTCAACTATTTGTTGAAACTAAATTAATATACTTGTGGTGTCCTTTAATTACTTGTGTACGTCATAAGGGCGGCTGTTAGATTTCACAGGTAAATCAATAGTTTACATAAGGGGCCGAAGGGTTACTTTTTTTCTAATTTAGCCTTTTTTGTATCCGGGCGGGTACTACTAAACTTTTGCACACACAAAACCCTCCCCCGGGGCCCTCGCGAGTTATCCACAGGTTATCCACAGGCTGAAGTTATCCACAGGTTATTCACAAAGTTATCCACAGGGTCTCGCGGCCGGCTCGCGGGCTCTCGTGTATCACAAATGAAAACTGAAATCAACGAGTGTGAGTGACCGAGGAGCACCCATTTGGTCACACTTAGGATTGATACTTACTTATATATATGTATACTCAAAGCTCACATATACATATATAGAGGTAAGACAATGGAAGCAACAAAGAAAATAGCGGGCAATGGTTTATTCCATACGCCTAAGGACTGGGACGAGTTGAGCGCGAAGATCGAACAGCTCAACCCAGATGAGAAACAAATCGCGTGGTTGTTCTCAATGTTCACTTGGAATTTAGCCGCGAAGATCACCAACGAGCCGGAGGAACTAACTGATGAGAACATTGACAAAACAGCGGGCAACCGTTAAGAGTTTACCCAGTAAAAAGGGTTTCATATTATACGAGGGTCCAAGTGTCCTTGATGGATCGCCGATTGTATGCATCGCGACTCTCTCGACTAGTAACAGAAAAACTGGCGCAATGATTCAGACGTGGATAATACGAGCTGATAAGGACCCAGTGACCGCGAGCAAATTGGGCGATGATGTCTCAATATGTGGAAATTGTCCATTACGTCATCATACTGGCGGGGCGTGTTATGTTAACATAGGACAAGCTCCGCGGGCTATCTTTGACGGATTCATCCGCGGCATTTATGAGACATTTGATATAAACAAACATCGTAGCTATTTTATGGGGCGTAAGGTCAGATTGGGTGCATATGGTGACCCCGCGGCCGTTCCTTTTGATATCCTTAAAACTATTGTCGATCTGGCGGCCGGTCATACGGGTTACACTCACCAGATAAAACATAAGAATTTTGATAAGAGAGTAATGACTTTGTGCATGGTTTCAGCGGATAGCCCCAAGCAAGCTTTAAAGTATCAAGCATTGGGAGCCCATACTTTCCGCGTGGCTCTAGCTGACGATGTGTTATTTGATAATGAAATTGAATGTCTAGCGGATTCAAAAGGTCTCTCGTGCCTTGAGTGCGGCCTGTGTGATGGTCAGACTAAAAACATCGCAATCGCGGTACATGGTTCGCGGTCTTCTCGATTCAAATCTAATCTCATAGCAGTGGGAGGTTAACAATTAACTGTGACCA